GCAATCAATAATATAAAGGCGCAGTGGGGCAAAATGGCAAAAGCGGCAATGCCCGCCATAAACGCCGGAAAACTTGACGCAGAAGTTGTTTTTAATCAGGGCGGGAATATGGCGCAAGGCGAGATAAGAAAGTCAATCGTTGACTTGAAAGACCCGCCAAACGCGCCATTTACTGTTTCCGGCGGGTGGATGCACAACAAGAAAAGCGGAAAGCTTTTTTACGCCAAGGGCAAAGGTTCGGACAATCCGCTGGTTGATACCGGTAAAATGCTTGGGGCTGTAACTTATACGGTAAGAGAAAGGAGTTAAAAGATGAGAGATTTTACAAGAAGTTTGAGAGTCGGAAATAGAAAATGGTATATTGAGGCAGGGGGAGATGGAAAGCCCTATTCAACAATTCTTGAATCCGTTGATGCCGATAATGAACAAGAAGCAAAAAGAAAAGCGATTGAAAAACTTAAAAGTGATAAACATTGGAACGGCGAAATTAGAAAAATTAAACCAATGTAGGAGTTAAAGCGTTGTCTGTTTTGCCTATGGATTTTAGCTATACTTTACAGGCGTTCGGGCGCAATCATAGCGTAAGCGCCTATGAAAAGCGCGGCGAATTAAAAGGCGGGCGCTGGATTAAGACGATAGAGAATCGCCGGGCAGTTGCTAACTGTATTTTGCTTAATATTGAAGAAAAAAAGCTTGAATTGATAGCCGAGGGAAATTTGGTTGACGAGGCGTATTGCGTGATGTTTCAGGATATGCAGGATACGTTTTACATCTCCGACCAGCAAAACGCGGATATTCAACCGTTGCAGACTTTTCTTGAAATTGACGACAAGGAATTTATTGTTATGAAAAACCCGGCGACACACAAAAACGCAAATTTTAAGAGCTACTATGCGATTCGGTATAAGGATATAAATAACGATGTCAATGCAGGGGCTTAACATAGACGAACAGTTAGAACGGGCGCGGCAGCTTTTCCGTAGCTTGGCGGAGGTTGCCACCGGCTTGCCGTGCGTTATAGCGCCGTATGACGGACCAACTCCGGCGAATCAATATTGTTCTGTTTGGGTGAAAGAATTAAGCCCGGAGCAAAACGATATACAGTATACCGGATTTGATGAAGAGGGCGATTTTTACATTGACCAGAAAAACGAAACATATTTGAAAGTTGAGTTTAAGGCGTTCGGACAAGGGGCGCTTGCGGCGCTTGAGAAAGTCATCAGCGAGCTAAAAAGCCCCGAAAGAGGGTATGGTGCGACCGATGACGAAGACCCGCTGGAAAGGATAAAAAACGCGCCTTTGTGGCAGTATCTTGGATATGGCGGACACGATAACATTCAGGATATATCAACGGTTGTTTTGGGCAAGGTTTTGCCGCAGGCAGTCGTTAATGTTTATTTTTATGCAAACTTGAGCACGGTTAAAGTCATAGAGGGTTTTGACATGGTTGACTTAAACGTTAGTGTTCGTGATAATAAAGAAGATATTTTTACGGTAAAAATAGGAGGACAACAAAATGTCAATAACACCGATTGAACTTGACGTTCAAATTAGTTTAAGCAGAGCGCAGTCATTGACCCCTACGGATATGACGTTGCAATGCTTTAATACGCCGAACGTTGATTTTTTGCACGGGGAGCGCGTCCGGTTTTTCAGCGACAGCGATTCCTTTAATAAAATTACAACAAGCGGCAGCTCTGTATACTGGGGGGGCAATGCCTTTTTCGGCTTGACTTCCCACCCGGCGCAGATTGCCGTAGGGCGCATTTTCACGGAAGATCAGCCGGCGTATTTAATGAGCGCGTCTGTTGATTACGCGGCATTAGCTTCTGTTTCTAACGGTGCTTTTAGCGTAGCGATTGACGGCGTGCGGCAGGAATTATCGCCGACCAACTTTTCCAGCGTAACAAATTTACAAACTTTGATTGCAGCATTAACGCCGTCTGCAAGTGCGAACTTTATTGTTGAAGAGTATAACGGCAATTTGATTTTGAAGAGCAAGACGAACGGCGCAAACTCTTCTATCGGCTACGCCGCAGCTCCGACTGCAACGGAAATTGAAACACCGGCAGTTTTGACCGGCGGCACGGTAACACCGGCAAGCCTGACAAGCATATCAGACGGAGCTTTTAAAATCTCTGTTAACGGCGATGAAAAAGATATTACCGGGCTTGATTTTCAATCTGCTGACGATATTAGCGGCATTGTAACAGTTTTGACCGGAAAGATTGACGGCGTAACGGTTACGGCAAACGAAGAAAGCTTGATTTTGACGACAACCGAAACAGGAAGTGCGGCAACGTTGGCTTTTGCAAGTGCCGGTTCTGCCGGAACTGATGTTTCCGCTTTGCTTGGCTTGACTTCCGGGGCTGGCGCTAATGTTGTAAATGGCACAACGACGCCGGTTGTTGATATATCCGAAATGTTGGGATTGACGCAGGAAAGCGGGGCAAGCTTGCAAGCGTCCGGTTATGTTGCGGGTTCAATCACCGAAGAGCTGGCAGCAAACCGCGCTTATATCCAAAATATCGGCTCAAATGCCTATGCTTGGAGCTTGGATGCTGAATACAGAGACACGCAGGACGCACAGGATTTTGCCTCTTGGGTTAATGGCTTGGGCGTTGAGGGCGTAACCTGTATTGTAACGAATAATCCGAATGTTTTAAATGCTTCGGATACTTCAAACATCGCCTATATCTGTAATTCTATGAATTATCAGGGTGTGGCGACGTTCTATCACGACAATGCGCAGGTTTACCCGGATGTTGCATACTTGGCAACGTTGCAATCGGTAAACTATGCAACCGCAAATAGCGTTTTGGATATGAAGTTTAAAAACTTAGGTTCTATCCCGGCGGTTAATCTGCCCGACCTGAATACGAACTTGTCAACTTTGGACAATAAGCGGTGTAACACTATCACTTATTGGGGAACAAGGGACGCTTTGTGCGTAAGAAACGGCGACCAGTCGTCAAGCTTGTGGCGTTCTGATTTGTGGGTGAACGTCTGCAACTTCATTGCCGAATTGAAAATCAATGTTGCAAATGTATTTTTACGCAACAAAAAAATTCCGTATACGGTTGCAGGGCAGACCTTATTGACTTCCGCAACCACGCAGACGTGCGATGCCTATGTAACAAATGGGAGCTTTGCCGACCGCGAGTATGCGGACAGCACGGCTGAAAACGGCGTATCTTTGGCAAAAGCCTATACAATCACGCCGCAGCCGATTTCAAGTTCAACACCGGCACAACGCAGAGCGGGAATTGGAACGCCGTTTGCTATTGTGTTGAATGACAGCGGAAGTATGCGGAGTATTGCAATCTCTATTGAAGTTGTTGATTAAGAGGAGTTAAGACAATGGCAGTAAGAAAAATTTACAATCAGGGGCAGCTTAGTTGTTCTTTTAACGGAACACATCTGCAAGGCTTAATGTCCGGTGCCTCTGTAACAATTCACACAATAGGCGGTGAAGTTGAGCTGACCGAAGGCACTGACGGCGGAGCGGCGAACATTGCCACTTTGCAGGGCGGGCGAATCACGGTAACGTTTCGCGAGACTTCCGACAGCGTGGACTTCCTAAATACGCAGGTATCGCTGCAGCAGGTAAGTTCAACGCCGGGCGTGTTTATTCTGTATTCGGGCGTAAAACGCTTATATACGATTGCAAATGCGCTTGTGTCGGTTCCGGCAGACTTATCCACCGGCGACAAACAAATGGGCGGGGTAGCCTTTGACTTTGTCGGCACCGGAATGGTTGTTGCACCGGGCGAGTAAAACAGGAAGAGAAAAAGCCCCGGATAAAAACGGGGCTTTACTTAAATTAACAAACGAAAGGTTGTAAAATGGATAACTTGGGGGAATTTACAAGCTTTTCCGTAAATGGAAAGACCTACAACATAAAAAACTTCAGTGTGTTTGAGGCATTGAGTTTTCATATTGAATTTATGGCTACAATGGGCGGTTTTATCGGTTCTGCAATAGCTTTGTTTAACAACAAAGGGGAAGAGCCTAAAAAGGGGAAAAACGCGCCACAAGGCAAAAAAACGGGCAATGACGAGATAGCCGAGCTTTTTGCAAAAATCAAACCGGAAGAAACAGAACGGTTGATGAAGAAAGTTCTAAGCCGGGTTATCACGCCGGAGCAGATTTGCCTGGAAAATCAGGCGGCGGCTAACGACTGGTTCGGCAGACCGGAAAACGCTGGGGACTTATGGCTTGTATGCTTAAACGGGCTGGTGTCTTTGGTGGGGGAATATTTACCGAGTGGGCTAAATATAGCGCTACTCGGGTTCAAGAAAGTTCTGGCAGGGCTATCAGCATTGAGCCCGGACAACGCGTCTATGCCTTTATCGGGGAGCCGGTAAGGCGTGGGCTTGTAGACTTTGCCGGGTTGTATAACGGCAAGGTTTCAATTAAAATGTTTTTTGAGGCGAAACGGATGGCAGACTGGCTTAACTACATAGAGGCAGCGAGCTATCACAAAGAGGACTGACAAATGGCAGTTGTTGACGAGTTAGTTACATTATTATCGTTTAAGACGAGCCCCGGAACTGAAAAGGCTATAAAGTCCATCAAAGACGGGATATCTACGTTAAAAAGCGAGATTACGAAGTGGGCGGCAGCAGCAACGGCAGCCGGAGCAGCCACATCTGCTTTTTTGCTTAGTGCAAGCGATAAGGCGATAGAACTGCAAAAGCTATCGCAATCAACCAACTTGTCAACAGACAGCCTGCAGCAATGGCAATATGCGGCGGAGGCTGTCGGCGCGTCATCGGCCGCCGTAACCTCCGACCTTGAAAGCTTGTTAAAAACGATGAGTTCCCCGATTCCGGGCGAGCTTAATATGGAACTTATGATGTTAGGCGTAAGCGTCCATAATGCAAGCGGGCAGCTTAGGGGTGCTGATGAAGTATTAAAGGATGTTGGCGACAAATTAAATAAAATGAGTTCTGCCCGTGCTGTCCAGTGGGCGGAGCGTGTCGGCATATCAAACGACACTTTGATGTTGCTTAAACAGGGGCGGCAGGGTTTAAGCGAGCTTTTTGAAGAGGCGCAGCTTGTTGGGGCGATTATACCGGAAGACGCAATTAACCGGGGCGCGGAATTATCAAAATCAATCAAAACGCTTAAAACGGTTTTTCAAGCGTTAGGAAACAGCATTGCTTTGAGCTTTGCGCCGAACTTAAAAAAAGTTGTGGATAACTTCAAACAATTTTTAATCAACAATGCGGATTTTGTCCGTCAGGGCTTAGGTGTAACGATTGACGGGGTGAGCCGGGGTTTCGGGCGCTTTTGGGATATTCTCGTTAAAATTAAAGACGGGTTTGTTGCTTTGCTACAACCTATGCAGCCGTTCTTAAAAAATATGGATGCGGTTAAGATTGTTGCCGGACTGGTTACCGGGGCGCTGGCGGGTTTTCTGGCGTTAATGGCTCCGGCAATCATACAGTTTGCCGCAGTGGGCGCGGCTATTGCCGGTGTTTCTCTTGTCATTGAAGATTTTATTACTTGGCTACAGGGCGGTGAAAGCGTCATCGGGGATATTGTAAACGCTTTTTCAAATTGGATGGACAAATTCCCTGAATTAAAAGAAGACTTAAAATCGGTCGGGCAGGTTTTTGCCGATGTGTTTAACGCCATACCGGGCTTAATAGACAAGTGCATTGATAAAATTGAAGATATGTTCCCGGTTATAAACAAGATTTTGAGCGGCTTAGGCAAGGTTATTGATTTTGTATATGAGGGAGCAAAAACAGCGGGCGAAACTTTGACGGAGGGTGCGTTAAAAGTCTTTGGCGGCTATGAGGGGCAGGGAGCACGTGAAAACGCGCGCAGGGGCGAAAAAATCCTGCCGCAATTAACGCAAGCACAAACGGAAAAGCAGGACACAAGCTTAAAAGACGGCATTATTCAGCTTTTGGGTTTTGGCGGGGAAAAATCGGGAAGCGGCGAAAATATTATACAATTACCGAAAGCCGAAGATATAGACCGTATGTTTGCCGAGTATGACAAGGCACGCGCGATTCCGTCAATAGATTTGACAATTCCACCGCAGGCACAGCCGCAGGCTGGCGCGGGGAAAGGCATTGTAAATAACAACCAGACCATAACGATTATGACCGGAGCAGACGCGCGCAGCGTTATTCAGGCAATGCAAACGGAAATGCCGGACGCTAACGTTGTTTCTTCCGGGACGTATGGCAGCTTTATCGGGGGTTATTAAAAGATGAGTTTATTAAATGCAAACGCGATTTTAAACATTTTCGGAAGTAACGCCCTTATATCAAGCGAAACTTTGGGCGATGTTTCCGCCGATGTGAAAATCAGCGAAGTTCATCAATACGAGGCGGACGTAACAACAACCACGCTTGAAAACGGAACGCAAGTATCCGACCACGTCATCACGCATCCTATACAGGCAACGTTAAACTTTGAGATGACAAACAGCGGCTACGGGGCTTTGTTTGGGAATCGGGCACAAGATGTTTTTGAAACGCTGGCGGCGATTGTGGAAAATCGGGAGCTCGTTACCTTAACGACCGAACACGCCATTTATGACAATATGATAATTAAAAGCTTTAATCCCTTGCACCGCGCGCCGTATAAAGGAGCTTTGCAGATTGCCGTAACCTTGCAGCAAATAAACTTTGTTTCGGTTGATTTGGTAACCTTGCAGAGCAACGGGACAACAGCCGGGGGTTTAAATACGTCTTTAGCGGGAATGGTATACAGCGGGCGCGCAACCGCGACTTATGTCCCGGAAGTCAACAGTTCGGTTTTAAGCGACTTCAAAAACAGTTTATTCGGGGGTTGATATGCCATACTTATTACCTTTTGACAACACGCCGAGCGCAAGAAAAACAATCATATTAAACGAGATGTCGCTTGTTTTTGAAGTGAATTATTTTCCGAACATTCAATGCTGGCTTATGGATATATACCAACCGGCAGAAAGCGACACGGAAACAAACACGCCGGTTGTAACCGGGATAAACTTGCGCACCGGTGTTGATAATTTGATTAAGGGAAAATGCGAGCTTTTAAACGGGTGGGCAATCAATGTCGCCAGCCTGACGGGAAAAGAAAACAACACGCCTGACAGTTTGGGGAATGATTGTTTTATTGTGGTTTATATTCCGGGCGAAACGGTGCCGGTTTCTTTTGAGGATAAAAAACTTGATTAACTTTAAGCGAAATTTGGAGTTGTTAGTGGGACCGTTGAAAGATTATCAAGGGGACGGCAACAGCCAACAGGCAATACGGATATTGTCTGACGGTTCAACTTCAACTTTGCGCATTAAAGCCAATATCACAAAAAGTATGATAAGTATTCCGAATGCAAGCCAGATTACGGTTTACGGGCTATCAAAAGAAACAAGAAAAAAGATAATGCAGAGTCAAGCCAGTATCCGGCTTTATGCCTGGTATGACGGGCAACAGAAAGAGCTTGTTTTTCGGGGCGGGATTTTGAATTGTGTTGTTAACCGTGAAGACACGGACATACCGATAACGTTAATATCTTTGGACGGACAGGGCGGATTTATGCGGGCGCCTGTTTCTTTATCATACACAAACGGGATACAGTTAAAAGACGTTGTCAAGGATATTGCCGGAAAAATACCGGGCGTAACGATTGACGATAGCCGGATTGATGTTTCCGGGCAAGTGGGCTTTTCCGGTATGGCATACGCCGGAGGGGCAAAAGAATTTTTAGACCGGCTGGGCGGACAATACGGCTTTAGCTGGAGCATTAACAACGGCGTATTTGAGGCAGTAAGCGACAAGCGCGGTTTTAATGTAGAAACTTTGCTGGGCGCGGGGGTTTTGATAAAAGCCTCCCCCATTCTATCCGGACCCGCGCAACAGCAAATAGGGACTGACATTCAGGCGCTATACGTCCCGGGTGTCAGCCCCGCTCAATTTGTGCGCTTGCAAAGTTCAATCAATACAGAATTGAACGGACGCTATAAAGTCCATACAATGAACTTGAATTTAGACACAAAATCGGACAGCTGGACAATGAGCATTCAGAGTTACAAACAGGGGTAAAATTATGGATTACAGCATAATAAAAGACAAGGCGGAAGATTTTAAGGTGTCGCTGCAGCGGTTGTTGCCGACAATGATAAACACGGCAATACCGGGAATAATTGACCAGTTGACTGTTGGCGATGATGGTGTGCCGCGCGTTTCAGCATATACGGCAATCCGGTTGAAATTTATAAACCCAGACACGCAGGAAGTTCAATATATAGACAGTCCGAAGATAACAAACATACCTTTGTCGGTAAACCAGTGCGAGGGGTTGGGTTTATCAATCACAATGCCGGTTATGCACGGGCAGCTTTGCACATTGATATTTTCGCAGCGGAGCTTGGACAATTTTGCCACGACCGGGCAGATAAGCAATCCGACCAGCGGGGAAGACGCGGCATTGTGCACAGTTCGTTGTTTTGATTATACTGACGCGATGTGTTTTCCTGGCGTAATGACTCCGGCAAATAACATACAAAACTATTCACAAACGGCTGTTGAAGTGAGAAACGGGGACGGGAGCGTTAAGTTGTCCGTATATCCGGAAAGCTTGAGTTTAAAACAGGGCGAGGCAACAATTCAGATGTCCGGTAACAATATCGCGATGAACGCCGGGACGATAACGATAAACGGACACACGTTCACAAGCTCATCAGTTGCGCTCAATTCGCCGACAACGATAAACGGAACGGACTTTGATAGCCATTTACACACTGGCGGCACAACGCCAACCGGAAACACTGGCGCAGTGGTTAAATAAATACTTTTTTTGTGATTTTTTCACATTTTCCTTGCAAAAAGTGTGTATTTTCCCGCATTTTTGGTAAATAAAAGTGTGAAACTTTATCTTTTTTCATCTTTTGAGAAACATACTACACATATATATTTTTTTAATGCTCTATGGTGAATTCTTGAGTAAAAGTCATAAAGTATCCTAGGGAGTGTAAAAAAACAAACTCCCTTTATACTTTACAACTTTAGCTCGATTCTATGCTCTACGGAGCCAGCCTCTCGTTTTTAGTCAGTTTATCGTTTCCGCTCAACCGAATAAAACAGAGATAAACATCAGTTATATCCAGCACCCCAACCGCCGGAAAAGCAAATGCGCCGTATCCTAGTTGTCCACCTCGGGGAATCGCTTATGTGGACTTTTTTAAGACAGTAAGCCGTTTTTTCGCCGTAAAACCTGCCCGAGACGAAAAACGAAAATAAAACTTGACATATTAGGAAAAAGTGATAGTATTATCTCGTTTTCGTCAATATGATTATTATCATATTAAAATTTAAAGTCAATAACTTTTCGGAGTTGTTGGCTTTCTTTTTTTGCTTATATTCATAACAGCGATTTTTTTACCATACAGTGCATACTTTTAAAATTATGATAGATTTATCGTAAAAACGTAAAATCACGCGCCAGCGATAAAAAAGCAGGCTTATTCCGTATCGTTTTCTTT